TCATCTGATCGAGCACCTCAAAGGTGACATCAGGATCTTGTCCAAGCTCCTGCTCAACCTGATCAACCATCTGTTGAAGTTGTTGTGGTCCTAACTTTTGTGCGACCAATTTAATTAAGTTGTCTTTGTTTGCCATTTTATTACCCCTATTATGCCTGTAGTGCTTTGCACAAGCTATCTGCCCATGGTTGCCAATTATCAAATCCATACGGTGTTGGCACATTATATCCTGACAACCCCGTCGCTGTTACGAACTGTACTGCCCAATCTTGCCACTCGTTTTCATTCATTAATTTAGACAACGATGTCTGGTTGTCTAAGTCAAACGTAATCTGGTCTGCCCAATCCATGAGCTCCATCCCAACAGGTAACGTAATGTTGAAACTCATCCTGTTATCGTACCATCGCCTGCTTCAATGTGCATCAGCACCTGACCCATTTGATAGTCCCCGCCAACGGCGTTGCTTGTAAACCTTACACGCATCTCACGGCGTTGCTCTTTGAACGGTACAATCTGTGCCGCTGGATCTGAACCTGGATTAGCCACAAAAGTAACCACGTTGCTAGTCACTGTTGGTGCTCTAGCGTTGGCACGACCTTTTACTTCTACCGTCATGTCGCCGACTTGCACGAAGTCTGGCTCGATGTAACTAATTTTAACTTTGCGATTTTGATTGTTTGTAACAGCCAACGACAAGTCAGATGTTTCAAAGTAAGACTCAATTGGAGTTATTGAGGTGCCATCGATTGCGTCTAATCCTTTCTCATGCAACCAAACTTGATAACCAGCAAGACCATCGTCAAGCACGCCTGTCATTAGTGGTGCTGCGAACGCTTGTGCAAACGATGCTGCTGATCGTCCTGAGTTTGGCAGTGGAGTGTCATACCATGTATTTTCACGGATATTATAAATAATTGCGTGATTGCACTCAGTGCTATTGCCAAATGGGAAGCACCACCAGATCTCTCCAAAACGAGGTACCTTAGTAGCAAACACCTTCTGTGCTTGCTCACGGTTAAGATTATCAAAGAAGTAGTTCAAGTTCATCGTGTTAGGAACTTCTCGCACCACACCGTTGAACATTAAGAAACGATCAACACCGCACCAATAGTAAATACCGTCGTACTCAATTACGCTGTTTGGGCTTAATATAGTAGTCTCAGCTGAGATGGTATCAAACTGAAATACGGTAGCACCGCCCGTAAATGTAGAACGAATCAACGCATTATACGCCCAGAATAGTCCAGCAGGGGCGGAACCAGCACCCGCACGCAGCGGTAGTCCTTTAACGATCTTTTGTCCTGCAACCCTAGCTTGTCCTGACCCAGAGCCAGTTAAGTCGTTAGGATCACCAGGAACTGACCAGCCAACGATACCTGCAGTGCCGTAATAGAATAAATAAGGATGTAGCACAACAATGCCACCAGACACATTTGCATTAGGTGGTAATGCAACCTCGACCAATGGTGTCGTAGTTAGTATATTGCCTGTAAATATCTGACCACCTGCATCGCTACACAGGCAATCAAGGTTAGGTGCAACAGAAGCGATCAGCAAGTTGTCCAATGAAACGGAGTCAAACATTACATCGAATATCCATGAGTTTAGTGCATCTGCAATAAGAGCATTTGAGCCACCAACCATGTTGGTGGTAGTTGCAGTAATAGTTGTTAGCGTTGTTGCCACAACAAAACCGTTGGTTGCCGATCCACCTGTGCTTGCTGTAATAGTTATCACACTACCCACTGCCACAGCGGTATAGTTAGGACTTGATGTGTGCGCTGTTATGTTTGCAGCCACTGCGGTTGCTGTTGTAGCTAAGTCTACAGAGAATGCAACAGAGCCTGAGGTGATTGTTACACCATTGACTGTAACGCTATTTACAGACCCTGCTCCACCACCTGTCAGTAATACCGTGCCTGTTGCACTGACAGCCACTGGCGTGCGATCACTAACGATAGATGGAGACAGTGAGCCATTTATTGTAAATCTGTTGACGTAACTAGCAGAGCCCGTGTGTGTGTAGACAAGCTGTTGCTGCACGAAGGTGCTAAGCCCTCTAGATATTTCAGGCAAGTGTACGGAGATAGCACGGTAGCCCCAAATCTTACGAGGTAATCCGCGTTGAAAGCGTACCCAAGATCCGTCAACGTAGAAGTCGCCCTCAAATACCGTGCCGTCACGCTTAATGCCAGGACTTGATTTTAATACAACAACAGAAGCGGCCATTAGAATGAGCCCCCACTAATTGTGCCCGTTACAAAAGAAGTAACCGCAGGAACAACGTCTGCCCCGTCGCAGTATACAATTGTGCGGGTAGTGTTGGTAACAATCAACGGTGAAACTTGCGTTGCCGTGCCTACGCTTAAGTCAAATCCACCTGTTGTGTTGTCGTAAACCCAGTACTGCTGAACGGTTGCTGGCACAATGACAGTTATGTTCGCCGATAACACGCCAGTAAATTGGTAAGCAATACGATTAAGTTCGTTGCCAGACAAGACATAATCTGTGCCACCAGAGACGTCAATCTCAACGTAGTCAAACGCAAACACTGCCGCCTGACCAAAACCAACAGAGTAGTAGTCTGTGCCGTTATGCGCAATTAATGCGGAGTCACCTGGAGAGAAAACCTTTGTTGCTGAGCCGTCAATGAGCGCTGTGCCTGTTGTGTCTATAGTCAGCGTGCCAGCACCACTGTTGCGCACTTGAACGTACCATGCCGTACCAACAACGGCAGGCACAGGCAATGTTAATGTTGTAACTCCACCGCTCGTGCAATTGAACATGCCAGCTTGGTCGTTTTGAGTCAATGTGTAATTTGTTGAAAAGTCTGTAACAACAACGGCAGTCTCTAGCTCAGAGCCAACTGCACGCAAGCCTGGACCAGCTAGTGCTGCGGCGTTAGCTGTTGATGTTGCTGCTCCGAATTGATACTGACGCCAAACACCAGCTTGGGTTGTGTTGGTCGCTAGGTAGATTTGCCACTGGGTATTGGCTGGCAAAGAGACGATGCTTGCTCCGTTGTAGTCAATAACGCTGATGGCCACAGCCGTACGGTTGTTGAACAGTATGGTTTGGCCAACGGACACCAACATTGCGTCTGGCACCTTAATTGTCCAGTTGGTAGAGGTTGAGCTTGTTATCTCAACAATCTCTGACGCTAACGGTACACCAAGTGGTGCCTCAACTGGCCAATACAATACCACGTTGGCTGTCATGTCCAACTTGGTAAGCGCTACCTCGGTAGGGTAGATGGTCGAGCCAGTGAAGACGTTGGTGTATGACATTAGGCTTCAGTCCTAACAGAGTCACGATCAAGTATTTTCTTGAGGTCTTCAGTGTTCAGTGCGTTGGCTGCGGATTGATAATAGTTTTGCCATGTGGCAATGCGATCGTCGTTCTTAAGGAACGGTGTGGCCTCTAACAGTGCACCGTATAGAAGCAAGTTGGGTGCGTAGTCGGTTAGCCAGTTGGTTTGAGTGCTGTCGTCCAATAGCACGGGCAACTCGTAGTACAAGACCTCAAGGTCGTACGTGTCGTTTGGTGTTGGTACCAACAACCAATGTGTGTAGTCGTAGTCGGCGTAGAATTGAGGCTGACCTGTCTGCGTGTCATCTGGCCAGTAACCACGGCAGTACTCGTATGATCGAGTATAGACAGGCGTGACTGTGTTGCCGCTCTTGGTGGTCATGCTGATGGTCTCACGCCAGCGGTTAGGCTTTGCGTACGTACTGACGCCCACTGATAGCGGTGTTGTTACTGCAACGATGAAACCTTGGATTTTTAAATCACGGGCAATACGGCGTTCAGCCATATTGATAAGACGAGGCAGCTGCTCGTAAACGTACGGATCGTCTGCTAGCGTGAAACCACGCTCTAAGTATCTACGCAAGTCAACTTGGAGACTCGCAAAAGTCATTGCATAAGCCATGTAAAATCCTCTTGGTTACATGACTACTGATACAGCAGTCCAATTTTTAATAATTATGCCTTAAAAGCAGGCAAATGGAAACATCTATTTATTCTTTCCTAAACAGTGCTGCTTCGTCTTTGCGGCGGTTGTCTAATCCTTTTAAGACTTTCCCACCGGCTTTATTATACTTGAGCAAGCTTTGAATAGCACTCGCTTTATCGCCGCGTAGAAGCGCTTGACGGAGGGTTGCTCTTTT